TGGTTTATTCTTTATTTGACGAAGGTGTCGTTGTGGCAGTTCCACTTGAGGCAACTGTTGATCCCATGCATTCTGACTCGTATGATATTAAAGCCATGCGAGTTGGTAAAGTCATCGAATGGTTTCCTACAAAAGTTCGAGTGAAAGTATACAATGAAAACAAGGGTGATTTCTCCGAGATTATTATCCCGAAACGAATGTGTGCTATCATTGAGAATCCATTAGCTAATATTCTAGGAACGGACAACCCTACCATGAATCGTTTGATTCAGAAATTATCCATTCTTGATAAACAAGATTTGGATTCTGTAGCAAACAAATGGAACATGATTCTCCAATTACCAGTTCCAGTCCGAAATGATATTAAGCGACAAGAAGCCGATGGACGTATTAAAGATATTGAGAAACAATTACAAGATTCTAATTTAGGTATTGCGTATATTGCGGCGGACGAAAAAATTACTCAGTTGAATAGACAAATTAATTCTAATCTTATGGATGAGATTAAATATTTGACTGAAGAATTACTTAGTCAGATCGGTTTGACAAAAGCAGTATTTGATGGTACTGCTACTGCCGAACAGATGCAGAACTACTATACGCGTACAATTGATCCAATTGTCACACGAATTAAAGAAGAATTTCAAAGAAAATTTATCACGAAGACTGGCTATACCCAAGGCCATCGTATCGTGACATACAGTGATCCATTCAAGTTGGTTCCAACTAGTCAGTTGGCAACAATTGGAGATTCTCTTCTTAGAAATAGAATCCTTACTTCTAATGAATTCCGTGCAGTCATTGGTTATGGTCCTATGGATGATCCAATGGCAGATCAATTGTATAATCCTAATATTTCGGATTCTAGACAAGATGTGTCTATACCTGGGTCGGTCGAGTCCCCTGATGGTCAACAGTACTATGAGGAAGTACCTCAGTACAGTGAAGAGGATCTTCAAAATGGCGGCAAATAATGATGGAGGTAAATCGTATAATGGATAAACATCCCAAGTATGATTTCGCGGGTTATGTAACCCGTAACGACATGCGGTGTACCGATGGTGTCGTGATCCGTCATGGAGCATTCCGTGAGAATGATGGAAAGAAGGTTCCGCTTGTCTGGTCTCACGACCCAAGCACACCTGAAAATGTCATCGGTCATGTGTTGTTGCACCATGCGGACGAAGGTGTTTACGGGCAAGGTTATTTCAATAATACTCCAAATGCCCAAAATGCCAAAGAACTTGTACAACATGGAGATATCTGGTCTATGTCTATTGGAGCTAACCGCATTAAGCGTACTCCAAATAATGACGTAATCCATGGTAACATCTATGAAGTATCACTTGTAGTTGCCGGAGCTAATCCGGGAGCTGTTATTACTGAAGTGCTAACGCACTCAGATAATCCCGATGAAGGAGAAAGAATCATTATGGAAAGTGATCAACTTTTACATTCTGCAAATGATGTCTTGCTTGGACAAGAGCGAGTAAGTTTGTTTGACCGCATTCAACACGCAGATGATGATCAAGCAGCAGACATTATGGACGGCGTATTGGCAACTCTTAATGAAGACCAACAAGAAGCCGTTGCTATTTTTACAGAAGCTTCTGTCAACGAAGCCCTTGAAAACATGGAACAAACCGTGAATGAAGAGTTTGACCAAGCTGTCGATGCTCGTGTAACCGAAGTTCTTAACGAACTTGCTGAATCTGATGACAACATTGAACAATCTGCCCTAGGAGGACAAACTATGCACTACAATGCATTTGAACAATCTGAACCTAATCGTGATGAAGAAATCCGTCATTCATTGACGGCTGCTCTTGAAGCCGCTCAGAAATCAGGCCGTAAAGTAGGTCAAGTGCTTGCTGAAATGGAAAATGGTGACGTTCTTCAACACTCAATGAACAATATTGAATTGTTGTTCCCTGATCACCAACTACAAAATGGTGTTCAAGTAATTTACTCACCTAACACTGCTACAGAACATATTCTTAGCCGCGTAACTAAAGTTCCTACTGCGTTTGTTAAATCAATCATGACAGACCTTTCTGACTTGACTGATGAACAACTTCGCGCTAAAGGTTACATCAAAGGAACTGAGAAGAAAGAACAAATTCTTTCATTCCTTTCTCGTAAAACAGATCCTCAAACGATCTATAAAAAACAATCTATTGACCGTGACGATGCTATCGATATTGGTCAACAATTGAATGTTGCTGCATTCTTCAACCAAGAAATGCGTATCAAACTGAACGACGAAATTGCACAAGCAATCTTGGTATCAGATGGTCGTCAAACAGGTGACGCAAACAAAATCAAAGAAGATCGTATTCGTCCAATCACAAAAGACGATGATTTCTACACAATCAAAGCAACTTACAATCCAAACATGCTATTGGATATCTTCCAAACAGTCGCTGAACAAAAGACTAAGATGCTTGGATCAGGTATGCCATCATTGTACATCAACCCTCTATTCTTGACAAAACTTCGCTTCTTGCGTAACAAGAACGAACAATGGGTGTTCGGTGGACAACAACCTGCAACTAAAGAATATCTTGCTTCATTGTTTGGTGTCGCTGAAATCGTTGAAACAAACTTCTTGAAACCTGAAGAATTGATTATGGTCAACCTTGCTGACTACCAAATCGGTACTAACCGTGGTGGTGAAGTGAACACATTCGAACACTTCGATATTGACTACAACAAACAGAAATACTTGATCGAAACTCGCTTGTCTGGTGCCCTTACTCGTGCTAAAGCGGCAGTTTACTTCAAACCAGCAGCTGGTGCCGCAGCTGGATCTGAAGCTGCTCGTACAGGAGTTCCTGGAGGATAAGAATGAAGTTCAGCGGTGAAGCTGGTTTTCGATTGAAAGATGTCGAGGTAGAACCTGATGTCTATGAACCCCAATTGGTATCTAAGATTATCAAGGGTGATGTCGTTCAGAATAGATACGGTCGTCAAAATGGCGACAAATCTACAATAGACAACATCACAATTACCAACCAGCTTTCTATCGTTGCCAATCAATTTCTTATGAAACATATTGCAAATCTGCTTTATGTTAAGTTCCAAGGCGTGAAATGGAAAGTTGTTTCATACAACATAAAAGCGCCTAGAATTTTTGTGGATCTAGGAGGAGTCTATAATGAGCAAGAGAATGCTTATCCGGGATTGCATTCAGAAAGCAATAGCGAAAACGGGCGAGAGCTATAGTCTCTACTACAATCCCACAGGAAAGACGACGTTGACATATCCTTGTATTATTTACAGGAGAAAAGCAATTCGTCAAAGACATGCTGATAATCTTAGGTATCATACTCATGAAGAGTATCAAATTACTGTGATTGATAAGCGTGTCGAATCGCCAGTGGTTGAAGCTCTAATCGAAGAGCAATACTGCTATTACAATAGTGAATTCATTAGTGATAATATGAATCACACATTACTAACAATTAATACAGGAGGCTTATCAAATGGCTAAATTAGTATTTGACGAACTTGGAAAACGCTTTTATGAGACTGGTGTCTCTAATGCGGTTCTATTTGTACAAGCAGACGATGGATCATATCCTCGTGGGGTAGCTTGGAATGGTATCACGGCAGCGAATGAATCTCCATCAGGTGCAGAATCAAATGACCAATATGCTGACAACATTAAATACTTGTCACTTACTGGTGCTGAGAAATTTGAAGGTACTATCGAAGCATTCAGTTCTCCAAAAGAGTTTGATGAATGTGATGGTATGGCTACAATTGCTAAAGGTGTTACAGCACATCAACAAAACCGTAAAGCATTTGGTTTTGCGTTCAAATCAATTCTTGGTAACGACGTTAAAGGTAATGAATACGGTTACAAACTTCACTTGTGGTACGGATGTAAAGCTGCTCCATCTGAGCGCTCACATGCTACTGTCAATGACAGTCCAGAGCCACAAAACCCATCATGGAGTGTTACTTCAACACCTGTTCCAATTCCTGGTAAGAAACCAGCTTCTGTGTTAACCATTACATCCACAGAAGTTGATGCTGCTAAATTGGCTAAAATTGAAGAAGCTATTTACGGAACAGAATCACGTGATGCGTATCTTCCAACACCACAACAAATCATTGCGATGTTGGCATAATTATTAATTAAAGGGGTATTCACAAATGTTAAAACAAAAAGTAAAGTATGAAGATTTCGATGGAAACATCCAGGACGAAACTCTATATTTCAATCTTAGCCGTATGGAACTTGTAGCATTGCAAGGTCGTTACGGAAAAGAAGATATGGCGAAATACATTGAGAAACTTATCGAAGATAAGAATCTTGAAAAGATGTATGAATTGCTTAATGATATTGTCCTAACTGCTTATGGTGTTCGTTCTGAAGACGGTAAACGCTTTATTAAGAATGAACAAATTCGTGAAGAGTTCGTACAATCACTTGCTTATGAAGCATTGATCGAAGACTTCCACGATGAAACTCGTAAAGTGTTAGAAAATTTCGTTACAGGAATTACTTCACATATCCGTGGTTTGAACAAAGCAGAGAACGCTGTCTCTGCTCCAGCTTAATGAGGGTTGGCGTGCATTGTATAATACACGCCTCCTTTATTTTTAAATTTTTTGAGGTGTGAATATTATGGCGTCAGAGTTTTTAACATTGAGAATTGATGATGTTGAGTTATGGGATGATGATAAACAGGAATTTATTATTGAACCTGGTCGAGAAGTGACATTTAGATACACGCTTAAAAATCTTGACAAGTGGGAAACGAAACATGAAAAACGTTTCATAGATAATATAGATAATATTGCCCCTGAGGACATATTAGATTTTATCCAATGCATCTGCGATCAAGACATAGACGTTACAAAATTATCACAGGAAAATTATAACGCTATTGTTGCATATCTACAGCATACGCCATCCGCTACAACATTACCAAAATCACAAGGTTCTGCCGCAGCTGGATACAGTAGAAAGAAGATATTTACATCTGAGATAATTTATGCTCACATGGCATTGAATCATATTCCGTTTTCATGGGAAGATAGAAATTTGAACAAGCTCATTATGTTATTAAATTGTGTTGGTTCTCTACAAGAACCACCTAAGAAGATGACTCGAGCGGAAGCTATGGAAGAACATCGTCGTGTTATCATGGAACGTAGACGTCAAGAAGAACAGAGGAGGAAACTTGATTGAGTGATAAATATATTGCTATATCCTCTATTGATACTATCCAACATTTCGGAATCAAGGGTATGAAATGGGGAGTACGATCACGATATTTAGTCGATCGAGTAAAAGGGCATCATACGTATAAACGTGAATTGCGTAATGCTAAAATTAAATACAAACAGAATCGACCAGAATTATATAGTCGAGCTCTTAAAAAGTCTGCTATAGCCGCTTTAGCTCTTGGTGTGGCAGGACGTAATGCTGATATGCTTAAATATGGCGTATCTGGGGTTGCGGGATCATATGCTTTAGATAAGTTGACTGGCCGACATGGAGCAAAAAGAGAATATAAACAAGAACGAAGAAACCTAAAAGACTCCTACAGAGAATACAAACAATATCTAAAAGATAAACGTAAACAAGACTTGAAAGAGGGGTAATGTATGTTTTCTTTTGATAATAGAGGATCCTTCGATGATCTTGAAAAATTTCTTAAGAAGAATCGTAAGAGTTCTTTAGATCCTCTTGGCCAGAAAATAGTCGCTGCTCTAAAAGCAGCTACTCCAAAAGATTCTGGTGAAACCGCAGACAGTTGGGACTATGTTATTAAACATACCAGTCGTGGGGAAGAACTAGAAATTATAAATACTAATGTGAATGATAATGTTAATATTGCTATTATTATTCACTATGGACATGGTACTGGTACGGGAGGATATGTTCCTCCGCAACCATATATTGATACTACAATCGATAAAGTCTATAAAGCTACTATCGATAAAATATTGAAGGAGTATATTCTATGAATGATACCATACAACACTTTGGAATCAAAGGTATGAAGTGGGGTCAGAGAAATCGTGTGGCACATTTGACAAATAAATATATGTCTAAAGGCTACGACCAAAACACTGCATATCAGAAAGCTGTTCGACGATCAAATGTCGAACGGAAGTTGAAAAAAGCTGCGATTGTAGGTGGAGTTGCTTTAGCAGCTTATGCTGGTTATAAAGGCGCAAATTATTTAATGGCAAAAAAGAAAATGGATGCTGTTAAATCCGGTCTCGATACAATGAATCAAATTAGAGAATCGAATATGTTACCGAAAAAAGGTAAAATGGATAAAATTCGAGAAGCTAGTAGAAAGCTGAAAGATAAGACTAGAGATATTCGTGTGAATAATACGAACAAAATCAAAGAGGCAAGTAAGAAAATTACAGATCGAGTAAAAGAAGCACATAGAAAAGATACAGAACGATTTGCTAGTCGAATGACAGAAGCTATGGAAGCAGAGGCAGCTAGAAAAGCTCAGAAAGAAGTTAAGAAAGCCGCTAGCTTTAAGGATAAAAAATCTCTAGGACAAAAATTAAAAGAAATTTCTACCAACTTTAAGAACATCAATAAGAAAGCTAAAACACAAACAGCAGCTATCGATGCAGCTAATAGTGATGCTTTGAAGATGTTTAAAGAATTATCTAAAAAGAAAGTATAGGTAAACTATGAGCGGATATGTAGACGAAAAAGTTGCTCGAGTCTCCTTAGACAATAAAGGTTTTACTAAAAACGTAGAAGATACTATTAATGCTTTGAATCGTTTGAAGAAAGCTTTCGATACTGTCAATGGAAAGTCAGCAGCGCAAAACATTGACTCTGATATGTCAACGATGTTGGACACAATTTCAAAATCAACAACAAAATCAGAGGGACTACTATCTCGCCTAAAAGGAATCTTCCAAAAGAGCACTCAAGGTATTGACATGTCTGGAGCGGCTCAAGCAGTTGATAAGATGAATGCGGATGTCGAGAATCGTACTTCTCGTACATCTGACATCTTGTCGCGATTAAAAGGTATTTTCCAGAAGGCAGATAATCACGAAGGATTTCCAAACTCAATCAAATCTATTGATAGTCTCAATAATAAAATTGCTGTGTTTGATGCGTCACCATTGGCTGCTGCATTTGAGAAAGCTGCCAATTCTGTAAGTGGATCCATGACAGCTATGAATGTTGCAGTTGGTAATGTCTTGACCGGTCTTATCCAGAAGGCTATGAATTTTACAGGACAATTCTTCAGAGGTCCTATGGACGGTCTTGGTGAGTATAAAGACAAACTAGGATCTATTCAAACAATCATGACGAATACTGAATGGGAAATTCCAGATTCAAGTGTCCGTATGAAAAGTGTATCTGCTGCTTTACAAAATTTGAATGATTATGCCGATAAAACAGTATATTCATTTGCTGATATGACTAAAAACATCGGTACGTTTACTGCTGCAGGTGTTAGTCTAGACAAATCTGTATCTGCCATTAAAGGTATTTCAAATTTAGCGGCTGCTTCTGGATCATCAACATTACAAGCATCTACTGGTATGTATCAGTTATCACAAGCACTTGCTGCCGGTAGAGTAGGACTTCAAGACTGGAACTCCGTTGTCGCTGCAGGTATGGGTGGTAAATTATTCCAAGATGCTTTACTAAAAACCGCCGAAAATATGGGAGTTGCCGTTGACAAATCAAAAGCCTTTCGTGAAACACTTAAAGATGGATGGTTGACTTCGGAAGTCCTAATAAAAACATTAAATGAGTTTGCAGAAAACCAATCTATGTTGGATGCTGCTCAAAAAGTAAAAACCTTTGGACAATTAGTTGATACCGTTCAAGAGTCCATTGGTTCTGGATGGGCAACTACTTGGGAATATTTCTTGGGTGGATTCGAAGAAGCTCGAGATATGTGGACCAAGATTGGTGAAGTAGTAAACCCATTTTTCAATGACGATCAAGGGACTTATGAAGATGCTGTTACAGGTATGACTTTAAGTCTTGGTAACTATCGTAATGCGTTGTTAAAAACTTGGAAAGATATGGGCGGTCAACAAAGTCTATTTAATTCGATTCAAAATAGCTTTGAGTTTGTATTTGGGGCGATGACGAAATATCGCGAAGGCTTTCGTTCGGTTATTGGCGATTATAAATCAAATGCGCAAGTATTTTACGATTTCACAAAAGGACTTGAGAAATTCACCGAAGGACTTAAGAACAACACCAATTTCATGACCACAATGGCGTCTGTCGGTAAGGCGGTTGCCAATGTGTTTGTTACAATTGGTTGGGCAATTAAAACATTATCTACAGGGTTCAACTCAATAGGTCAAAACTCCGATAAGGTCATATTGCCTATTAAGAATATAGCGGACAGTATATCAAAATTCTTTGAAATGCTACGTGCCAACACAAATGTCCATGTTGGTTTAATCTACATGGGTAAAGCTATCGCTAATGTGTTTGCTATTTTAGCTTCATTATTCAAGATTGTTACTTTGGTACTTCGAGAGTTCTTTAGTGCGTTTTCTGGTGGGGATGGATCTGGATTTAAAGATTTTGCCATAATGCTATTCAAGATCACAGAGGCTATTCGTAAATTTGTAGAGGGTCTAGAACAAGGTATCCAATCAGTTGGTTTGTTTAAAGCTATCGGGCATTTAATAGCCTCTGTATTTACAGGTATATTCGCTGTCATTTCTGCTGTATTCGGTAAGATCTTAGGATTAAATAATCCTTTCACAGGCTTAGCCTCAATCTTACAAGGAGCGGCTAATGGCATATCCAAATCTGGAGACTTTATTAATAAGGCTCTTACAGGATTAGCTACTAAGCTCGGTAATGCTTGGGACGGAATTGTAAATGCGTTTAAATCTGGATATGATGGTCTGAAAGATGCCTTTGTATCTTTCGATATGGCGAGCATTATTAAAGCAATTATTGGTCTATTTGCCTTAGATAAATGGATCGCATTTAAGAATTCGGATAGTACAATTTTTAATGCCATTTTCGATAAAGTAAAAGGTGCATTTGATAAATTCACCGGCGATGGTAAGAAAATGGTAGAAGATGCTGGCGGTGTCCTTGATACATT